ATCGGCATCGAATTGCTCGTGAGTAATCTGTTGACCAACACACAATACAGCCTTGACATTGGTGCTTGCCATCATCTCATTTGCTAGTGGTATTGACTGACGCAATAGGTCAAGTTGTAACTTTGCCCATTCGCCACTGATTTTGCTACCCTCAGCGTCTGTAATTGCCTTAAGTTCTTTCATTAGTTCATCCATTAGCGCTTTCCTCCTTGTAGTCGTCTCATTAGTTTTTCTGCTTGTGGCACATTCATTACTTGCGTTACACGATACCTAGTCTTGATGTACTCAATGTCTTTGCGCAGGTTCTGGCTTGATGAGTTACCAGAAGCACCAGTAACTTCGCCATCGCTTACCCAAATGAGTGGTTGTGATGAACGCTCCCTAAGTGATGCACCATAGATAAGTGCAGGACCATCAACACAGTTATTGCCAGGCACATCGGGCAGTGTGCGTACCATACGACCTTTCTTGGCAATAACCCAAGTGTTAGGCATACGTGGATTGTTATGTCCACCAGAATACATAACAACAGTCGCACCTGCTGAACACTTAAGCAAACGATCAAGATCATCCTCAGACAATTGCATTGATCCTGACGCGTCAATAACTACTACGCCACCCAATGCTCTTGTCTTACGAGAAAAGATACGCCTGTCTGGATCAGTAACAATCCTGTTGATGTATCTTGGCTCTCTGCCACTGTCGTTGGCTATAGTCCTGCGACCAAGTTTGCCAGTGTGATTGATGCTAAGTTCAGGCTTGGATACAACAAGTTGTTCCCAATTGCCAATCAAATCATCTCTCTTTGGATACGCTCTGCTTGGCTTGTCCAAAACTTTCTTTTGGTCTCGCTCAGCCCTACGCTCACCTGCTTCCCTACGCACATTGTCAGAGTAGTTGTCTATCCACTCAGCAAACTGCTTCCAGTATTTGACAGAACGCTTCCTGCGCCAATCGTTTGGGTCATTGATACCGGCTAACACTGTGCCATATTTCTTGTATCCGTCATACATCAAGTCAATACAACTTGACTCAAAGTCATTGAGTTGCGCCCTAATGTCTGGATCTTTGATAGAGCGCACTAGTACTGTAAATGCGTCTGTGCCTACGTGAGACATAGCAGCAAGAATTGCCTGCTTTGGTGGATTACCTTCGCTGAGGTAAGCACTAAGCAAACCAGTATCAACAGTTCCAACGCTTGGATCTTCGCCAAATGCGTGTCGATAACGCACATTCGCAAATATACGATTGGCTGTCTCAATGCTGTGCTCTGATACGTGCCATTGCTTGGCTCGTTTCTCTGCGTAGGGCAAGTCGTAACGACTACGGATAAGCACATAATCACGAATGATTGCGGCTGGCTCACTGTCACCTGTTGGTGCTTTGTATGTGTTTCTCCCTCCCTTTGTCTTGGCAAAAGAAACACCAACAGCGTCTAGTGAAAACGCTTCCCCAGTACTTTGGTAAGTTTGGGTTTGGATCATCGGTCTGTCTGGTAGTACTTCTGGTGCTACCACATTGACTGATGCTTTCTTCCTAGCGATACCCATTAAAACACCTCCCTGTTAGGTGACACCAATGCTTGATCCTCTGCCGAAACGATAGACAAAGAACTGATGATGCTCTTGGCAATGCGTGGTAAGCAGATGTGTGCTGATGACTTGAGGTCATTGCTTGCTGTCAATAGTTGCGCAAAGGCAAAGAATGAACGCAATGAGTAACGATCTGCGTCATCTCGCATTGAGTATTCCAACGCAATGTCACGCAAGTTCTCTGGCAATGCCAAGATGGCATCAGGGTGTGGTCTTTCGATCTCTACACGAACAACCAATCTGTCAAGTACTGCTGGTGACAAATCGTCTGGCTCTCCGTTCATCGTTGCCACAACACTAAACCCAGCAGCAGGGCGAATGATCTCGCCTGTCTCTGGGTGTTCGTATGAACTTGACGAAACGGTGTCAATGATTGCCATAAGCCGTGACTCAATGTCACCGTTTACACGGTTGATTTCGTCTACAACCAAGCGACCACCAGTACGCCAAGCCTTGATAGCAACGCCTTCCTCAAACTTCCAGATGCCGTTGTCGTTTTGCTTGTACTTGCCGATCATATCGCCATCAGTCATTTCGTCTGTGCAAATCAAACGGTATGACTTTTGATCGTGTAGGTGATAGTTGAGACCAAAGTAGGTCTTGCCTGTACCTGGCTTGCCGTAAAGCAATACCCTGTCCAGTCCGTGTTCCATAGCGAAGTTCGCCATTTCCCAATCTGCTATTGCTGGTGCTTTCGTTGATGTTGCCATTTTATTTCCCTGCTTTCTTGTTGGTGATTACTTGGTTGTATAACTCTCTACATTCGTCAGCAAGAGTGCCTGACCCGTTGGTTTCTGTTTGTGGATTGCCCTTGTCATTCTTAAAACGAATGACAGAGATGATGTTTTTGTCATCCACTGCGATAGACAAGCGAACTCGCCTACGCTTTGGATGTTGGCTTGGTGCTACATCTTCGTCATTATTACCTAATGGTGATGCCCAACCACAAGTGACAATGATAAAGCGTGGCTCAATGAACGCTGTAAGCGCTTCCAAGACATTCTCATCCTTGAGAAGTTTGTAAACATCTTCGTGCATAGAAAGGAACTCGGCATCGCCATTTTCGTCCAGATAGTAAATACTGGCAGCAGACATATCAAAAGCACTCTGCTTAAGTTTTTTGTCTGCTTTGTATAGCTTGGCTTCACAAACCGCTAAGGCTTGCGTGGTGGATACGGACATAATTTGCTCTCCCTTGCTTGGTCTGTCTTGGGCAGGTTGCCCACTTTCAGTCTGCCGACCCGACGAACGACGCCCCCCAAGTAGTGCATTACAGTATTAAGCCATAACGCAAAACTACCCCCCAAACTAATGCTTGAGGGGTAGTGATGGCAGTGGTGGCAGTGGTGGTGGTGGTGGTGGTGGTGGTGGTGGCTACTCCGTAGCGTAGAATTCGGAAAACGTAGACACAACCTGGTCACGCAATTGCGCATACTCTTCGAAATTATTCTCAATCATGTGGTACGGCATGTCCGAGAATGCAGCTAATAGCCTGCCCGGTGTGTTGGTAACAAACTCATCGCTGCTGATATCTATCACACTGCTAGTTACTTGACCGGTACCAAGAGTCCTGACGTACGCATACATGTAGCCGGATGTGTTGTTGAATAACATGATCTCAACGTTTGTTGAGCCTCCCAATCCAGCATACGCACCGAACCTAATTGCTGTTGCTGTTAGTCCCGGCGTTGTAAACGCTACTACTGAAAGAAACTCTGACTCCAGCAGGTGGGATATGTTGCCATCGGATGCAATTGGTATTGCCATGATTGCATCTTCGTCAGCTGCATCGACAAGCTCTCCGGTTAAGGCTGAATTTGCCTGTTTAGCAACAATGGCATACAGATAGGTATCTTTACCTGTGCGTGGGCCGGCTGATAGCTGTCTCTCTATCTCACCGTATGCGGCTAGAAAGTATTCTTGTGTTCCTGGCTCTGTCATGTACTGCTCCTTTGTTTGTGGCGGAATCCCGCCGTTGTCATCGTGCCGAACGGCCGAACGACGCCGGCTAGAGGCTTAGGGTGAGGCTAATATCGTGCATTGCCTCGTCAACCTCAGCTTTGGTTAGCTGTGATGCCATGTGTATTGCTGCTTCTCTTGCTACATCTCTTGCTGCCTCGTTGGTGTTATTCAGTACTTCCGAGATCAGTTCTTTCAATACGGTTACGCTTGGCTGGCTCATGTACTTCCTCCATTGTTTCTCCGTTGCGGGAATGATTATATTGATTGTGACATACCGGTGGGTATGTTTTGATGTGTGTAGTGATCCTATCTCCACATTTAGGGCATTGCCAGTTGGTCATACCAAACAGTCCTCGCATTTTTTGACATAACTTTGTGTGTCACCCAAAATACCAAGTTGTGTCAACTTTGGCGTGGTTACAACGTATGCGCCGTCTATTTCTTCCCAGCGTTCTCCGCTGTCCCATCCAGTTCCACCACAAACATCACAGTTGTTTGTAATGGCATCCATCTTGCCTTTGCGGCCGGCACGGAACACTTCTTTAACCCTGTGCAGGCTAGGAAACGATTTATCTGCCTCAAGTGTGGCTAAAGCAGCTTTGACTTCCTCTTCCTCCACGTTAAGTAGGAGGTACTCGTCGTGCAGCCAAGCTTTTTTTACTGTGTTCCTGGCAATGTTGTCTTTGGGGAAAAAGCCACACAGCCTGTCCACAAATAGCTCAATGTACATTGGTTTCATAGTTCTACTCCCTGTTGTATGTGTATCCGTAGTCGGTCAATTACGGAGTTTTGCTCTTTGATGATATCAAGTGCTTCGGCGTATGCCTGGTGTCGTTGGGCTAATTCTGCAGATAGCAGAGCTTTTTCTTCTCGAAGCCTGTCTAGGGCCACCTGTAAGTCCATGCTTACCTGACTTAAGAACTGCTCTTCTTCGCTCATTTCTTGCTCCTTGTAGCCAATTCCTTGCGGAATTCGGTTATTACATGGATTAGTACGTCTGTGTCAGAAGCACCAACCCAGGTCTTCTCTAATAAGCGTATCGCATCAGCCAGTACCCGTGTTGGTATCATGACACCGGCCAACGCTTTAACCCAAGCAACACAAGCCTTTCAGCAGGTGTTTTGCCACCCCACACACCGTGTGTCATCACGTTGTCGTTTGCATATTCCAAACAGGCGCGCTTAACCGTGCATGATTTACACACGGCTTTTGCTGCATCAATGTGCTTTTGGTTGTAGCCAAGCTTGCCAAAAAAAATGTCTCCGGTCATGCCCAAACAAGCAGCATCTTCTCGCCATTCCCAGCTTTTGTTCTTAAGTGACCAGGAACTTAATATCTCCATTGACAGCTCCTTGTTCCGTTGTTGCTTAGTCTGCTGAGGTTTCTTTACTCTCCCCATGGGCTAAAACTATTGCCCGCTGCTTCGTACACTGCTAGTGCTGCCATTAGATTGACTGCCGGGATAAGAAGCTCGTTGCAATCTTTGAGTATTTTTTGCGCCTGTAGGTACCCCTTGAACGCGTACTTGCTCGGCAAACACCATGTTTTGTCGTTGATTTGCATAAGGCCATAGTCCGAGGAGCCGTCTCGATTTAATGTAGAGTTCAGCGCACCAGGCCGGCACCTTGACTCGCGGTGCATCAATATATCTAATGTAGAAAGGTTCTGGATGCGCCACCCTACAGACAGCGCAAGCTCTCGCCATTGTGGACACAAGCCTGATTTTTTCGCAGCATGAGCATGGCCCGATGGCATAACCGACATGATCAAGGATATGGCTATAACAGTAAGTCGTTTCATTTGATTCCTCCGAGTTTATCAAACTAGACCAGCTTTCTTAAGTAATTGCACCAAAGCTTCTAACGTAAGCACAGCATACTGTGCCCCGGCATCTCCGTGTCCACGTCGTTTGGCAACAACGATACCGTATTCTGCGTTGGCATTTCCTCTCTCTACTTCGGCTTCTTTTAGCCAGCCTGAAAAGTTCAAGGTCTTGTGATCTTTGCACTCCCAAACAAGCCTTTTGTTTGTACCGGCTATATCACCTTTGTCGTGCACACCACTGAGTGTTCTGCGCTCTACGTTTGGATAGGTAGCTTTAAGGTAACCAACAATCAATGTTTCGAATGCTGTGCCTTTGGCTTTACTCTTGCTCATACAACCTTAATCCATACACGCATGGATCTCCGCCTTGATCCCACTCATCAAGTTCTTTGTCCGATTGCGGTAAACCTTCGTGTGTGTTGCACACAGCTGCAGAACAAAACTTGTTTTTTATTCCGTACTCTATCCACTCATGAATGTTCATGAATTTCCTTCCAGTCGGCGTGACTGCCAAGCATAAGTCTTTCATCAGGTCTAAGCGCAATCCATGTTGGACTGTCCGGATCACAAAGACAGCCAACCAGTGTCAAACCATTACTCCTGATCAGAGAAGCACATTTTTGACACTGGATGGTGCGCATCAGAAAGGATCTTCGGGTGGTGATGCTGGTGTAACTGGCACTGCTTTGAGTGCTGTAATCAGTTGGCTAGCTTCTCCCATTGAAATGTCATTAAGAGAAGTAATGGCCCGACCAACAACTACGCCGGCGTACTCGTTGCCCTCTGCTTCTGTCATTCCTTGGCCTCTGATGATGGACTTGATGAGTCCAACCTGCTTCGGTGATGCACCGGCTCCAGGGTTTTTGATGACCGGTGCTGGCTTTGCTGCAACTTCTGCCGATCCCTCAAACATACTGACTACCTGTGCTGAGGTGAACTGTGGTGCTGCTGCTTGTGGTGCTCGTTGCACTTTCTCCATCTCTTCGCGACTAGGGCGTGAACCCTTGGCTGCGTAGCCACAGTTGGCTAGGGCTCTGCCAATTGCCGAGGTTTCGCAGTTTTCCACAAAGGAAGTTTTATTAACCGGACTGCTGTTCCGTGTTTCTTCGGCGTAGCCACTTGCTTTTGCTTTGTGGTCATCTGCATGAAAGTAGACATCGCAACGAAAGACGACCATTGACTTGTCGGCGGTGATGTCTTCCATCATTGTTGCAATGCGACCATCCGGATGATCGTGCCAAAACTTAACAAGTCGATCTTCGACTGTCTCGTAATTATCTAAGTTGAAGTGTGCCATTGTTATTTGCTCCTTTTTGTTGTTCTTATTGTTCTGTACTCTGTCTGCTTGATGTATTTTTCTGCTAGAGCTGGGTGTTCCGACTGGAACCTTGTAGTGTCGAACGATGATTTCTTTGAGACTTTCCAAGTAACCACCTTATCTCCGTTTATTGAGCCGACATCACAGCCCTTGAGGGCCATTGCTATCTCGGTCTTTGCGTGCTCCTCCAAAGCAGCTGCCTCCGTTTTAAGAGTACGAGCTGTTTCCAATAATTCCAACACCACAACAAAAGTTTCAGGCAACTCTGCGGTGGATGAGTTTGATGGGTTGAGGTAGCTTGCGTTTTCGTAACTCATCTGTGCGTTTGGTGGTACCACACCTGCGTCAATATAACCAAGGAACTCTTGGCAAGCAGCAATATGGTTTTGTTTTTCGTCTGATGTAACTACCTGCGTGTGGCGGTGCAACTCTAGGTTGCTGTCAAAGATACCCCACTCAACCCTGTCTGAGTCTGCACAGATTGCTTGATGGACTCCCTGCCAATACCACATCGGGGGAAGTGAACCAGTCCACATCTTCTTGGATGTTTTGATCTCAACTGGAATGCCGTCCGGTGTTATACCGTCAAGTGTTGCAAGCAACCGGACTGAGTTTCCGTCCGTGTTAAACGCGTAAAGAACGTCCGGTGTCGACACCTCTATATGTTCAAGGTCGGCGAACCACTCAATTAAAACAGGTTCAAGTCTGTTCCCGCGCTCCATTGCCATGTTTGCTTCTTTTGGTGTGGGCGCGTTCTCGGCGAGAAGTTCGATCGCAAGATCGGCTGTCGTCATATACGGGTTTTCCCCGTGAACTGCTGCAGCAACCGACGCGGTTATGCGGGCAAGCCCGTCTTCATCTTTCCAACGCGCCGTCAGCCACTCTTGGCTTCCGTGGGTTGGTTTAACGATCGTGTATCTGTACCCGTTCATAATTTCTCCTTTGTTTAAGTATCCGAACTGATTGAATCATTGCAATTGGTATGTGTGTCACGTTACCTACCGTCTCCACCTTTGGCAACTCGGAATCAAACATTGTTCCGCACAAAGTGATGTAGTGTTCTTGGCAATCTTTCCATATGTAGCCAACGGTTCGCGCTATTTGATCTTCCGGTTTGTATGTGGACACTGCGGTCCACCCATTTTCTGCATCATATGCATCTCTCCATGTCACTTCCAGTAAGGTCCACGGTTCTACTGTGTGTCTGTTTAGTCCAGCCAACATGTGTACTCCGCAGTAACGCGACCTTTGTTCGGATCAATAAAGTGAAGTCGCTGTGATGGTTTGCCCACTGCAGCTATAAACGCACGGGCGTACTCAGAGTGTGACTCTGTGCTGCCGGTAACAAAGATTCTTCCTGCATTTGCCATGGTCAGTGTCATTGGTGTGTGCCAGTGACCCATGTACACATCTTGGAACGGCTCAACAACACCGGTTGACCAAGCGTTGCACTTGCGCAAGATTCCAAAGGCCGGCGTACTACCACCGAATGAGTTGATCTCGTCTCCGTGCACCAAAAGAGCTCTGTAGTTTCCTATTTCAACGATCTGGTACCAGTCATTTGACATCTGCCAAGTAACATTTTTGAGATCCTTTGTTCGCTCCGATGTAATTTGGTAGGCCATTCTGTCGATGTTGTCGCCTGATGGCATGTCACCTTTGCGACCCAATCGACCATGGTTTCCAAACTCACACACAACATGCACCTTGGTAAAGTGCGCGCTAAGTCGTTGAAGCATTGACTCCATAATCCCGGCAACTTCAAACAGCTGTGTGAATAAGTGTGCTTCAATTTCATACGCTTGGCCCGGAAAAATACCAACGCCTTCCACCATGTCTCCCCCAAACATAACTACGCACTCGTTCACCGGATGGTGCGACCTTTGAATTTCTGTCAGAGAAAGGACCTTCGTCACTAACTGGTCTATGCGTGTACGGCATGTAATTACTCCATAATCTGCTGTTCGCTTACCAAGCTGCCAATCGGTTGCGTGGACTAATGCTACTTCAGGGTTTTTTCCCTTAGTCATTTTGTATACCGGGAACTTTGGTGGTTTGCCGGTGGCAAGACTGGCATCTTTTGCTGCCCTATATACGGCCTCAATGTTGTCAGCAGTTTTGCGTTGAGCTCTTGCTGTTGCAAGCTGTGCTGTTTTTAGGGCTTTTCGTAGCTCAATGATTTCTTCTGATTGGCTGAGCACCTCGTTGAATTCGCTGGTCATTTTGTTGATCCTTTCGTTACTTGTTTTCTCCATCGGGACAGGGTGCTTGGGGATATTACGTATCCGCACTCTTTCAATGTCGCGCAAAGAACTGGCGCGCTGATTGCTATGTTTTTCAGTGCCTCCATAAAATCCCGATAAGATTCCGGATCCAATGTTTTTTGAAGATCTACTGCGTGATCGACCTTCCTCTTTGTGCTTAGCTTCTGACTGAATAAGCTTTGCGCTGGTGCTGTTGATCCTCGTGTCATTTGTCCTCCGTTGTGTAGCGATACAACCATGATACATCATGACGCATCAAGATGCAATGACCCGGGGAGATGAACCTCCAACCCGACGAAGGAGGCCCACCTCAACCCAGACAGTCACAAGGGAAAACAAGGGAGGAAAACCCTTGTGCACTGTTATCCGCAGTGTAGCAGACTTGTCCTTAAATGGCTACACGTTAGGCTTTTCTGTTGGTTGGGAGGGGGCACACTTTGTGTGCATATCTGGAACCGATTGAAGGGATTGCCTCCGCCCCACCCCCCGGCCTCCAGTCAATCAGATAAAAAAAGAAATTGCAACTATTATTTTTGGTGGTTTTCCAGATGCCCCGAAAGCTTCTCTGCAACCTTGTCTATTTTGTCTTCTGTCCGGTAAATAGTTTTGTGCATACCACGCAAAATCCCCTGCACTACAGCGTGGTCAGCTTTGTTTTCTTTGCCTAGTTTGGCAACGACTATTGCTAGCAGACCAAAACTACCAGTAACGACAGCAGCCCAAACAGCATCCATGTCATACGGCTTTCGTAGCTAGGTGCGCTACAACTGCAGCCGGAACTTTGTTTCCCTGGGTGTATCGAATGTGCCACGGCTCTGATTGAACCTCATGTGAGAAACCGAACAGGTGTTCGTTGGCTAGCATCCAATCCAGCGTGTGACCCTTAGCGTTAGCCACATCTACGGCAATGCCAAGGTTGTGCTGGGACTTACCCGGTGTAGCCAAACAAGCTTGACCTTTTTTGAGGTACCACTTCTTGCCCTCAAAGGTGCGTGTGTCTGGGTTGCCGGTGTCTTCTAGTTGGTACCTTAAAAAAAATGCTTTGGTTTGTAATTCCAGTGTGCGATATGTGTCGCCGCTGCTGGTCGGTCTCAATTTGATACCAGCTACGCTTGCTGCTTCTACCATTGCTTCCCAAGCGTCAGCAGCACAATGGTGGAGTGTGCCACCTACGGTTTGGCGTAGTTTTTCTGCAGCTAATTTGCCTGGAACGGCACCTTTTAGGTGACTACACAGTTTGACCGGTACAACAGGGTACGCCATAGTTTTACTTGGAAGGTTTTGCGCCGAATGCGCTGTTGATTTCTTCCATTGTCAACTTGCCATCGAGCGATGCTTGCGCCAACTTTTGAATAACGGTTGCACATGCAGCAAAACCAGCAAGCACAGCCGACTTCCAAATTTCCAACTCTGGGGCAATAACGGCACTGCCGCCGACGATCGCCAATGCTGAGGACAGGAACACTGCCACGATACGACCTGCGATGTCTTGTGCTTTTTTCATTCTGATTCCTTTGTGCTGAGAGTTAATGCTGCGTGTAATACCAATGATACACCAACCACCCATACCGCTTGCCGGAGTGTAGGGCCAGACAAGGTGATCAAAACTAGACCCGTGCCTGCGTATGTCCAGGCGTTATCTTTGATGAGGTTAGCTAGGCGTTTCATTTCCTTTTTATCTTACTACTTGCTGCTGTGAGGGTTGTCCCTGCTGCAATGGCGATGAGGGTTCGTCGTTCTCCTACAGGGATATTGGAGCCTGTTGGCACATAGTCGTCAAATCCGCCGAAAATGTTGATGGTTTTTTCAAAGGCTTTACGGACTTTGGTTGGGGCTGCTTGGATTGCTGCTGTGAGTTCGGCTATCTGTGTCTCATCTAGTTGTGCTACTTCGATAGTTTCAAAGATTTCTGTGGCTTGTTCTTCGGTGATGACAGCCAACACTTCAGGGTTAGAAGCGAGGGCTTCGGCTTGGTCGGCTGTTACTGCGGTGGCAAGGATTTGGGTGATGAGTGCTACTGCTTCTTCGGGGGCTAGGTTTTCAATGGTGTCCACAACGGCGGTGAACTCCTCTTCCGTTAACGGTATAGATGTGTCGCCAGCGTCTAGGAGGGCTTCTACGAGTTCAGGTGGTAATTCCTCAATAAGTTCCATTGGGGGCATTAGAGGGGGTTCTGGTGCGTCTAGTGGCATGTCTGGTGGCAAAGGCATCATGTCGGGTGGCAGAGGCATGGTGTCTGGTGGCTCTGGTAGTAGCCCGACAAACGGTAGGGTATCGGGTGGATAAACAGTAGGGTATGTGTCCACAGGGTAAGGCATTGTGTCCACAACGTCGGGAGGGAGTTCTAATGTTTCTGGTGGATATGTTTCAATCTCTGGTAGTACGAGGGGTGGTATCTCTGGCATGGCTGGCGGCTCTATTTGTGGTAGAGGAACCGTTGGTGGCGGGTCTGGCATTGTTGGCTCTACTGGGATTGTGGCGATTGTTTGAAGTGTCGTAGTAGTCCAGTTTGGTGTTACAGGCACAGTCGTAGAGGGTGCAATAGTAGTAGTGGTCGTCGTTGTAGTCGTGGATGAAGTTGTGGTTGTCCATGTTGTTGTTGTCTCCTGAACCGTAGTTGTAGTGGGTGGCAAAGTTGTAGTGGGTGGAACCGTGGTTGTAGTGGTTGTTAATCCATCCCAAAGAGAAAGATTGCTGATAGTTAAATGCCCTGGCTGGCAGCAAGAGTCTGTCGAGTACTGACGAAACGTAAAGATGTCGCCCTCTTGAACAGGTATTGACATTGAACCTGTCGCATTGTTTTGTTGCGTAATCAACGTGTAAACCCCATTGATACCGTACTGTGGTGGGTCGTATGACCAGCCATCGTTGGTTTGGTATGTCCAAGTAAAATCTATTGTGTCCACATCCGCAGGGATTGTGGTTTCAATCTTCACCCAATGCGCTTGACCGCTGCAACCACCGTAGTCAGGTCCGTGAAGGGTAATCGAAGTGCCAATTACTTCAACAGAACCGTTGCATGCTTGCGATTGGCTGTATGTCCAGTCTCCTGTAACGTCTGCTTTGGCGGGTTGTGCGAACAGTGCAAGTATTGCTACAGGCGCAAATATCAGCCAACGAGAACTACGCACATCTTAACTGTTTTGGTATCCGTACACGCGTACTGTTCCGCCTGTCATTGTGCCAGTAGAAGGCGTAATTGTAAATGCTGTATAACTTGTGGTGTCATTTAGAAAACCGCTTACACTTCCTGCACCAAGAACCGTTTGATTGCCTCTTGTGTAAACACCGCTTGCAATAGTTGTTTTAGCCAAAAACGGGCTCAGTAATTCTATGTTCATACCTATACCGCTCGTTGTGCCAAACCCAAATTCATTCCAACCAGCACCGTTGCTTGTGACTTGCCCGTCATAAGTTGCTGATGATGCGCTTGCAGTACGAAAATACGTTGCGTAATAGCCCGTAGAGGCTGAACCTAAAGTAAGTGTTAATCCTTGATTAGTTGAACCAGCACCGCCAGTAACAATAATTTTGTATGCGTCATAAGCAGCACTGAACGCAGTAGCCACAGTCACACTAGAAACTGCGCTACCAATAGTGACCACACCACCAACTGCTGTACCACCAGACGAACAAGTTGCAGTAGTAACAAGTTGCAAACCACCTGTACCTGTCCACGCTGTACCATTCCAAATCAACAGTGCAGAAATAGTCGTGTCATAAATTGCTTGACCTGTGTACGGTGACGCAGGACGAGTAGCAGTAGTACACACAGCAGGCTGAACCAAAGACTGCGCACCCAAAACAGTAGACAACGGCATTACATACCTCCCAACAATAGTTGTGCTTCATCAGCGGTGATACCAAGTTTGGTGAGCAACGCTTCACGGGCAACGGCTTTGGCTGCGGCTGCCTCTGCACGGGCTTCGGCTTCCGCTATTTGTGCGTCTATTGCGGCGGCTTCTTCTTCGGTTGCGTCACGCACTAAGTCGTCTATTTGTATTTTGTATGTCATGTCATGCCCTAACTGTTTGCGTATCCGTAAACACGAATAGTTCCGCCTGTCAATGTTCCGCTTGTTGGAGACAAAGTGAAATCGGTGAATGATGTTGTTGTGTTTTGGAAACCGTAATATGCACCGCCAGAACCAGCGACAGCGCCTGTTCGTGCGCCCATAACAGTAGTAATTTTTGACAAATAAGGTGCAAGTACATCTAAGTTTAATGTAAGTGTTGAGGTTTGCGATAATCCAGTGGCAATAAACGAACTAATGTTTTCTGCGCCAGCAGAATAAGGCCCTGTACCGTCAAAACCTGAAGATACAGAACACCAATAGTAACCAGTTGTAGTAGAACCTAAAACCATATTTATATTTGAGTTGGCGCTACCAACACCACCAGTAACAGTAATTTTGTAGGCATCGTAAGTAGCACTAAACGCAGCAGTAACCGCAACGCTTGTGACACCTGTACCAATAGTTTGTGCTTTAATCAACACCAAACCACTAGCCTGCCCCCACGCCGTACCCTTATACACCTGCAACGAATCGGTATCAGTCTCCGAAATAACTTGACCATCAAACGGAACCGTAGGTCGAGACGACGATGTGGCTACACCCATGCGTAGACCTTGTGTTGTAGCAGAAATTGTCATGACAGCAACATCCTTGCTTCCTCATCAGTGATACCAAGTTTGGTGAGCAACGCTTCACGGGCAACAGTACGGGCAACAAGAGCATCGGCTTGTGCTTTGGCTTCGGCTTGTGTCGCTTTGTATTCGGCGTGTTCGGTGTCTGTCATTTCACGGTCAATGGTTTCGCCTGTTGCCATGTCGTGTATGCGGATTAGTGGATTAGACATTATTTCACCCCATAAATTAAGACTGTGCCAGCCGACCAACTGCCTGCGCTGTTAATAAATTGTAAAGAAGTTATTGCTGCCGTGTTATCCCATATACCAGAACCATTCCAACCACCAACTACAGTATCGGTCAATCCTCTACCAAAAGTAGACCAAACTTTTTTTACTGTAGTACTTGCATAGTTAGGTAAATTAACGGAAATAAAATTACTTGCAGTGCTGTTATGAAACGGCCAGCCAGCCCAAGTAAAAGTATCGTCAGCCAAACCACTTGTACCGCCTCTAAAACGATTTGTACTTGAAACATAATTACCCGCCGTGCTATCGCCGTTAATATAACAACGGCAGTAGCCAGTAGTGACAGACGAATAAGCGTTGGTAATATAAATCTGTAACGCTGTGTAAGTTTGGTCAATACTGCTAATTGTTGTGCTTGCACCTGTAAGCGTTGTCGTGGAAAGCAAAGTCATACCGCCAGCACTAACCCATGCCGTACCGTTATACAACTTTAGTAAATCGGTATCAGTCTCACTGATTGTTTGACCGTCAAAAGGAACAGCAGGGCGAGTAGTGCTAGTGCAAACACCAGTCTTTAACGAACCAACACCGTAAGCAGGAGTAATACCCATAACTAGTTTGTCTTATCCCAACCAACAACAGTCACATTCACCTTGCTTGCCGTATCCGACAAACCAGTCAAAGTCTCCGTAGTCAGCAACACCAAAGCCGTATCCCAAATCATCACATCATTCGCACCAATCGGCAAGTTAGACATCAAACGATTAGCAGCCGTAGCCGAAGTACCAATAGCCAAAGTCACAGTACGGTCAACCGTATCCGTATTAGCAATAATAATCTGCTTTACCACAAACGTGTGACCAGTCGTAACCGTACACAACGTTGTCGAAGTAGTACCCAACTGTACGGGGGCTGTACCACCCGAAAGCCGTGATTCTGTTCTGTCGCCTGATGCCATATTAAACTCCTACGTCCATAATCATGATTGCACCTTCTGTTGTTGTAGACAAACCACCACTAGCTGGGATAGCTGCCCAAACAACATCCGTGCCATCCGAACTTAACACATATCCCGATGCGCCCAAACCCAAACGACCAACCGTAGGACCAGAGGCCATACGAATAATGTCGCCGCGTGTGGTCAAAGTAGAAGCTAATAGGTTGGCCTCATTAGCCTCAACGGCCGAGAACACCGGATAGATTGTCGCACCAGCAGCGTGTGATACTGCGGTTGTGTCATCTTGCCCGCGAGTCAACGTCAAAGTAGAACCAGAAATGGTTGCCGAACACTTTTCCTCAGACGAGTTACCTGGATCAATTACTACATAAAACGGGACAGCGGCCGTAGTTGGCCAGCCTGTAGTAGCCGTAAGGGTCGTTGTAGTAGCAACGCTGGTCAGCGTCGCAGTAATGGTGGTCGATGCCGCAGCACCCTTATATTGTCGTCTAGTTACAGCTGCCATGTCACTCCTATACTACACCATTTGATTTTCATCGTATGCTCCGCATAATTACAACACACGTTCCATCCCACGACCAGCCGGTAGCAATCTGGGAGCTATCCATTGGCTTCCACTGCAGGTTCTCGACAATGACGGAGTAGGTGTTGGCACCATCTTGGTAAATAATAACTGAAGGGTCGCTTACCAAAGCTCTTAGCGCTGCCAGTTCGGCCTCTACGTCAAAGAAGTAATCTATGCCACGGACGCTGAGCTGTTTGTGCAGCAGAACAGGGACCGAGAATATCTCTGACCGCAGTGGGGCTACGTATGCCCTACCCATCCAATGGTTGACCTTGGGGCCGCTAGTGTTGTTGGCTGCCCTGCTTAGGGTTAATTTGACCTCGACATCGTACAGATAGGACTCTGATCCGTTAAACGAGAAACTGCTTTCACCGGCAATAGATGCCGTTCCAACTGTGGCGTAACCCGTAAGATCTGGGTTAGCAGACAGCACCACTGTTCCCGCAAGTGCCTCGGTGTGCATGTCCCATTTAGGAATAAGCTTTGAGTCGATAACCCCCCAACGGTATAGTCCTGTTTCTAGGGTGCCTGATGCAACTAGGTTGGTTGCGTGCTCACAGTAGACACCTGATCCGGTAACAGTAAACACAGGCCGCGTACCGTACAAACTGATCGAAGGCACTGCACCCTGTGCGGTTACCATTAGGTCTGACGCCCATGCAGGTTGGTTAGTGGCAATCTGTGTGCCAATGTCCATTCGACCAATGCCAGTTGACGTAGCATCAATATTCTTGTACGAGAACCAAACAAACCGTCCTTGTGAGGCAAACGCATCTACTTGACCAACTTCAATCAATGGTCCCACGACAAGGTTCCCGTTTGTGTCCGAAGATGCAAACCGAAACCCTGTAGTCGTGCCAATCAATACGTAACCCAAGTAAGAATCTAGCGCTGTAACAACTTCACCTTCAGGCAACTCGGCAGCCACAGTAGGAGCATCTAGTGCCGTAGCATCTGTCTTAATGGTGGTCTTATAGATTAACGATGTTTGTCCGGCGTAACCGGCTGCGTAGATATGGTTTTGTCCACCGGCAAACCCTACCCATCGCCAGCCAGTGTTTGGGTGAGTAAACAACAACCCAGAAGCAGCAGTTCCTCCGGTAATAAAGTTATACATTTTGTTATCAACCGCACCCATCAAACGGCCTTTGGCGTATTTGATTTTGTTAAACGTATCCGTACCGGTAATGTATGCACCCAACACGGTTGAAGAGGTGTTTGTCATGGAGATGCCATTGGCGGCAAACGAAACCCACACGTTGTATCCGTCGGTTGCCATTGAACCAACGTTTCCAGTAGGCATTCCAGTGCACGGTGTAGAACTACCGGCAAGAGTTGCATAAAACACAACAGTGTTGCCCGAAGCTACATACAAACGTTGTGGTGTTGTGCCAGCAACAATAGATTGCAGCGTTGCGGCCGCATCAGACAGGATTTGAGTGGTGTCTTTTAACAACGACAAACTGCCGTTAGTCCATACATCTACACCCTTGGACGTATTAAATCGGTATGGTTCTGCGTCGGCTGTATCTGAGCGTTTTTGCCCAGCACCGTAATGCCAAGACGATTGCGATCTACGCCAGAGTCCCTGAGAGTTAATGGATGCTTCGCCAGGTTCAGCTGACTGGTCAACCGAGTCACGCACACGATCGTCGTACTGACGAGTAAATTCGCCAGACTTACTGTCAACAATGTATGACCTACCGTTGATTGCTACCGGGAACACAAAGGGAACCAGTGGGGTAATTGAGCCACCCGAATAGAATGCGCCGCCGTTTGTAAATGGGCTTTTGAAATCGAGTAGCGCTGCCACACGTTAAACCCTAATTGTTAATGGATATTGTTTTGCCAATTTGGCGGCTTCAGCAATAATGCGGTCTCTACGCAGTCTGAGTATATTAGCTACAGATCCACCTACGGCACCTGCAGGAACTTCATCAGACCTACGAGTGTCTCCTTGTGACTCTGTAAAGTTGCGCTTAACTTCGCGTGGAGCCAACATACGAGACATCATTCCATATTCAAGAATGTCTTCCATAGATATTGGCAGGAATGAAACTGTTTGCAGGTTGTCGGCTGTAGTTGTAGCGCGCACAAACGGTGCACGATAACGAACTCGCAACGTCCCGGCCATGGTGCGTTGATCTAGAGTAATGGCAAACGTTGAAGCAAAGTCTGCAGTTGGCAAATCGCGTGCCAACCTAGCCCCACGAAGCGCAACAAAATCGTCTGACAGGTACCGTAAGCGAACATCAATAAGGTCAATAATGCTTGATGCCGAAGGTATGTTGATCTGCCGATCGGATCCGTTGTATGAAAGATCAACAGTAATAACCCTATACAAACCGTTTAGTGGGCTAGAAAGGTCATCAATGTCCTGGTTTAAGACATCAAGTAATTGCTGCTGCGGAAACCGAGGGTTGTACACAACAATGGCACCGCTGGTGTGCGCCGCAGCTGTTGTTCCGGCGTAAGCCCGTTCAACAGTAGCTGTTAAGGTTGCAGTATCAACCGACCAAACATACATAAGTTCTGAGTCAATTTCAAAAACTGCCCCAGCACGAATAGAGTTTAGTGCGTATGTCATAACAATCGACGTGGCGGCAGAGTTAACTGTTGTAGCTAACTTGTTCCGTTCTTCGACTGTTCCAGACAATAGCTGTCGCGAAACACGGTTGATGAGTGCACCAGCGGTAGACATTTACTTCTTTTTCTCAGCCTTTTTCTTTGCAGGGCTTTCCATGCTTTCGTGCTTTTTCATGGCACTTTTGGACTTGTACTTTTCGCCTTTTGCAGACATGGTTACTTGCCTTTCTATATGTGGACCAAGCGGTCCGGGAGAACTCCCGAGTTTACTTGCCATTTTTCTTCTGCTCTCGACTCCACATTAGCACTTCCATCTATTTGCTTAGGTTGGGTTCCATTTGCTCGCAACCTCTTGTATGCAGCCAAATCTTTTGACAAAGTGGACTCACGTACGTTTTCTGACTTAAACTTGTCACTGACGCCAATAGTGAGTCCGCTAATGCGACAAGCAAAGCATCCGTCTACATCTAAGGTTGGGTGTGTTTCTGCATGTTTCATGTAATGTTTGCTCCATATCCTGCTGCAACTAGGTCGGTATACTCATCTTCTGTAAGGGCATGTACGTGTCCACCATGGAACACTTTGATGTAGTTGTCTGGTGACCATGGATCGTTTTCGGTAAACGAAAGATCGTTAAGCTGGTATACATTCTTGCCACGCTCAAATGGCTCAAAGTGCCTGCCTAGCTTGTTGGCTATCTTATCTCCGTGGAGAAGCATGAACGGACCAACAAGTTCTACCGGTGGTCGGAACATGTGGAATTTGTAGTGGACGGAGGATGCTGATCCCGTACCCGATCCAGTAGCAGTCCTGAAGTGTATCCGTGCAGATACAGTAACTGACGATCCCGTTCCCGCATCCGATGCAGTACGGAGGATCTTGAGGAGTTGTAGCGTTGACGACGTTCCCGTGCCAGATGCAGTAGCAGTTCGTGGTGAAACATGGAGTCCTATTGTAGTCGAAGAACCAGTACCAGAACCGCTTCCAGTAACAATTCTTTTTAGGACTTGTGACACAGTAGAAGAACCAGTACCGGCAGAAGCACTGCCGACCCTGACTCTAACTTTGATTTCAACAGTGGTACTTGTTCCGGTGCCGCTACCTGTTGCGGTGCGGGGAGATTTAATTAATCGAGCAGCGGATTCTGTACCAAGACCACTACCGGTAGCTGTGCGGGTATATGTTGTTACGCCAAGATAGAACGCAGTTCCACCAACAAAGGGGCTTTTAAAATCGAGTGGGACAGCCATGCGGCCCCGCTGCTTAGTCTAGTGAAAGGGTTAAAGAGGTGATTTGAAAAGTGTCACCGGCAGTAACGGAGGCAGAAGCGGACAAAGCCCCAGTCCACAAAGCATTACCTGCTGTTGAGGCATCCCAGAGTGACCAGTGCGTATACACCTCGGTGGCTGCAACGTTGGTCCATTCGATGGTTGCAGAAGTAGCAATTGCACCTGACGCAGCTACGGCCCAAGCAGTGACCTTACGAGTTGTCTCAGTAGCAGCAGCAGATGTAGCAGCTTCACCAGGATCGGCCGTGTGTAATTTTACATACACGTTTGTAGGCATAGTCCATGCGGACCTACCGGTTGTGTGATCGAGAATCTTTAACTCAGCGTAATTGGAGATTGACATAGAAACCTTTCGTCATCACAAGTATACACCAGAGGTGGCCGAGGGTTTGACCCCCCGACCACCGCAGTGATACTAACTTAGTTAGTGCCGATTGAAGATGAAGACTCAATGCGACGCAATGATGCTTCACGGAAGCGGCCGTAGCCACCCAACCAGTACCAACCGATTGGATTGAAACGCATGAGCGAGTCAACCACTGGGCCTCGGCGGATCTGTGGAACAGGTCCGTTTCCATCAACAAAGGAGTATGCCTTTGCCAATGCTTGGCGACCCATGATGTAGGTGTCATAGACGTCTACAGTGCTGGATTCGCCTGTGTCCGTGCGTACTTTGGTGCGAGGGGTCTCAATAAAGCGGACCGACTCGAACGTACCGATTTCACCTGTGTAGATGTTGGCGGTGTCCATGTTGACGTGTGGGGCGTTCCACGAGGCGTTGCCGGTCTCACGACGGAGATCGTACGAAACGTCTGGGTGGATAAAGCCGATGTAGTAACCGCTCCATGGGCTTACGTTTGCACCACGGAGGGCTGCTGTTACCTTACGAACATCGTTCGCTTCGATAGTGTCTTCGGCTTGAACCGTTACACGGCTTGATGGGTTTGTTGAACCGCCACCACCGTAATAAACGTTGGTTCCACCTGCAAGAACTTCACGGACAACTTCGTCCATTGAGCTTCCTGCGTTGTAACCAATGAGGTTTGCAGCAGCTGCATCAACGTCAAGGAACGCTGTTCCACGCAACTTGGCAGTTGTGTTGACAGTGCTACCGTATTCAGTCAATGTCACCGTTACGTTGGAGTCAGCCATTGCGACAGCTGTCACATCTGATGTTTCCGTAAGTGGTGTGGTTACTGTTGCCAATTCACTGAAGATCGTAAAGATCACCGAAGAACCGGTCATTGCTTGGTTTGTTGCTTGAACGTCTGCTGCTTGATCGAACAGGAGTTCTGAACGGAGAGCAAAATATGCTAACCGGTCGTACGCCGCTTGGTCTACGCCAAGTGACGATTGTTGGGTATATGCCACTGTATTTCCTTTTGGGTAGCCCCAGAAGGTAGTGCGCCTACTGGGGGGTTATTTTCTGGCTTGCTCTGCGTTGTATTGAGCCATGAGTTGATTCACTTCTTGCTCATTCTTAGCGTTAGCCATCTTTTCAACCCAGTCTGTAACTGGTTCGAACTTTTCACCTTCCCGAGATGCGTTATTCACCCTTGACCAAGCTTGCTGTTCGGCTGCCTGGACTGTTTCGCCATTGCTGACTGGAATGAGATTTGCTTCTTGGGCTGCTACGCGAATAGCTTCTGGGCTTAGATCTCCGTCGTAGCCCTTAACGAAATATTTTGCGCCAGGATCTGATGTATTAACACCAGCCTTAACGAAATTTAATTCGCGAGCTGCTCCTTCAAACTCCTTGACTTTCGCCTCGGCTGCTTTCAGTTGCTGTTCCACTTTGCGCAATTGTGCGCGCACTGGATCTTTCGTAACTTGGTCTTGGCTATCGTCCTCAAACTCTGCGTATGAATCTGACATGACCCGCTCCTTCTGCCCACATCTGACCGGAGGGTTCAGATGGCTGCAAATCTCGCCCCTATGTTCATGTCGAAGCCGGGGGGCTCTCCAACAGGTATCTCTTTCGAGATGCTTAGTAATATATCACCGATGCACTGGTGTGTCAATAACCCTACTCGGGACCACCTACGCCGCTTTTTATTGATCCACCAATTCCTTGGCTCTTGGCAAAACTTCCACCGCCTTCAAACTCAGCAACGCGTCGTCGTTGATTTTTTTGTAGTTTCTTTTGTGCGTCTGTGTTGTATCCGAAACTAGCCCCAATCATTTCGTTTTGTGTTACAGACTCTTCACCCGATAAAGTTTGTTTGAGTTCACCAAGAGCGGCCACGTCAGAGAACCCAGCCTTGGCTTGCTCTTCTGTATAACCACGCTTAGCCAGGTCTGTGGCTTGTTCTCTGGTTAACTGCATACCAGCGCGCTCAAGCGAGGCAGCACCAATACGAGCCGTACGTTCTTGTTCTTTAAGCAATGGATCAGCTTGTTTTGGGTCAATAAAGTGAGCAACTAACATGCCTTCGCTAATGCCGTAAAGCTCTTGCATCTGTGCTTTAACACTGGCTGGAGCGTCGTGAACAATGCTACGCGCATAGCCAATTCTGTCGTTAAACTCCTGGGAGTCAATATCACCGGCTATAAGGCTGTTAAGTGCCTCTTGGTTGTCGTAGAAACCTGCTGGCATATCGTTTGCTTTAAGCACGCGCTTGTACATTTCTTCCATGCCAATGTATGTAGAGGGACTTAGCTCGGCGAGTCCTGCTGCTTTTCTGCCGATGTTGCCGGCAAAACGTTCCTGCCAAGCTGGAGTATCTTTGAGTACGTAAGCAATTGCATCCTCGTTGGTAATGTCAACCTCTTTATTGAGGTGCATATTCCAAAGTTGTCCGGCAAGTGAACCAAGCCCATATTTTGAAAGCACTGCGTTGATAGTTGCAAGTGCGTCTTTGTTGCCGGTTGATCCAGTAGACCCACCACCGTCGCCACCACCGTCGCCACCGTCGCCACCGTCATCACCAGAACCAGAACCACCGTCGCCACCAGAACCGCTAGGTTTTTCTGGTAAAGGAATGCCGTTGCTTCCACCCGGCTTAAATTCATTTGGTTGTGGTTGTCCTATAAATTCCCAAAAAGTTGGGTCTTGTTGCATTCCTTGTAATGCTTTGTCAAGAGGATTTAAATCAATCCAACTACCCGTAGAAGCACCAACATCCACGCCTCCACCATAAGCGGCATCAGCGGGTCCAGGACCTGGACCTGTCCAATTAGGGTCACTCATTTTTGCCATTACTTAACCTTTCCAAACATACGAGCAAGCGACAAACCAAGTGTTTGCGCATCGAGATTGGCCTGGTTGGTTTTGTTGTATCCCATTCTTGGATCAGTCTTTACTTTGGTCTCCCAATCGGCAAGACTCATCTGGCCTTTTTCCATATTGCCAAGAGCCTGAGCGTAGATGGGATTAGACACATCTACGGCTGATTCTGGAAGTTCCAACAGTTTGGCTGTAAGACTGCGGTAGCCACTAAAGATGTCATCTAGGGTTGACCCTCCTTGTATTTGCGCCTTTAAATGGGGATACAATCCTATAGCTTGATCCTTGGCAGCCTGGGTAAAACTCTCTACTGATTGCGTTTTGTCTGCGCTTTCTGCGTCTACGCCATAGCTTCCGGTAAGGGTAGATTTAATTCTGTCAAGTAGGTTTTTGGGTTTCCAACCGTAACTCTTTGCAATGGCAAGCAGTTTTCCTGCATCAGCACCTGCAGCAACAGCTTGCATACCTTCGGTTGTCTTGCTTGTCTCGCTGTATATCAGGTGGGAAAGACTGATAGAACCATCTGTGTAGCCACGCATAAGCGCGGTTGTAGCAATAGATCTTAACTGTGGTTCTGTTAACTTTAAATCTCCATACGCCGTTGAAAGAGTCTTCATCCGTTCTTTGACGGTGTTTTCTTTTTCCGTAGGAGCCTGTAGTTGAAACGCTCTTTGAGCAGCAATGGTGTCGCGGACATACGACGTAGCGCTAATCCTTGCTTCAAATGCAGCCTTACCCTCTACCGAGCTAAAATCGTAATGCTTTAACTCAGGCTTGCGCGTATCATCAGCAAGAACGTCAAGTAGTACGTTTACCAAGTCTTCGCCAAATTCTGCAACAAGTTTGGCTTTATCTTCGGCCGTACCAAAAAGACCCATGAACGCTGGGTAGCGGGACTTAATTTGTTCGGCGCCAGTAGGGATTTTAATTCCAGTGTCTTTTTCTGGTGGGTTTTTCTTTGCTGGTGCCATTACTTTGCTCCGTGCTTTTTGAATAGAATGTCAAGTGCTGCACCAAGACCATATGCGGCAGCCTCACCCGGTGCTGCTGCCTGAACTGCAGCATCAGATGAAGAAGCAAGTGTCGGAGCCGTAGCACCACCAGCCCCAGAAGCCGCAACCTGGCCATCACGGATGTTCTTAATTGCGTTATCCATTTCTTGTTGTGTCAACGCACGACCAAGATTGCTAAATGCAGCAGAGCGCAGGTACGAAGCCATGTCTTCTCTTGAGGAGTACGACGGGGCTGTACCGCTACCACTAGATGCAACTGGTGGAAGTTTCTTCATGTTTATGAGTTCGGCTTTCCATGTAAGCATGGAATTGTTTGAACGGTCAAGAAATCCGGCTATAGCATTAAGATCTTTGGCCTCAACTCCGCCTTTGCTTTTGGCTAGTTCCGATGGCTTACTATCTCCGTAGTACTGGTAGTTCCTTAGTGTTTCAAGAAATTCGGTAATGGCAGCACCAGTTTTGTCTTTATTAATAATTTCGTAATAAACGTTTGCTGCGTCAGCTCCAGATGCAGATGTGTCGTATTTTCCACGGCTAGACACATTGCCGCTTTCATCGGTTAAATTGCTACCGGAATATCTTCCAACACCAGATCCCGGGAGGGCCATGTTAACGCCGTATTTAACAGCACCGGCAGCAAGATTAGCCGGAGTAAGATTGACGGCACGTATTTTGTATTCAGTTTTGTCAACTTGGGGCACAGTGGCATTTAAATTATCTTGATATGTTTTAACAAGTTCTGCTGTAGCCGCGGCTTCTTCTTCGGGTGTGAGTGCCACTTGAGCTTGTTTTTCGGCGTTTTTGTTGTTTTCTACGGTTACGGAATCAACATATTTTGTAAACAATTCTTTGTTTAATTGGTCGTCAAAAACTTGAGAGCTATTTGAGCCCTTGGCTTTCCAGGCTTTTTTGAACGCTTCAAATCCAGCCGCGGTTACTTCAATTGGTGGTTTGGTGGTCATTAATCTTCTACCTCTTGGGAAAGCAATCTTTGCCAAATTCTATCAAAAGATGGATTTGTTGCAGCAAGGTTGGCTCCAAGTACAAACAAATCAGCCCTTGCGGAAGTCATTTTTTTAGACATTAATGTCGGTACGTTATTGGCATTCATCACTTCTGTGCGTGCTTTTAGCCACTGTGTAATTGCTGGAACGGCGGGATTCCATTCAACGCGTGGATCTTTTACAAGTTTAGCAAGTTCGGCAAGGTCATTGTAATGTTCGTTTGTTACGAATTCCGCACGTGGAGTAAAACCTGGGTATTGATCACTCAATGCAACACGGTAGTTTGCAAGTATTTCTCTTTCTTTGGCGCTTGGATATTGACCCATTGCTAGTTTGGCTGCACGATACCTAGAGGAACCAAGACGAATATGGGCAAGCTCGATTAATCTTTCATCAGATACTGGTACTCTCTTGCCTTCTTCCATCTGGCGTTCTTGAACCTTAAAATCAAACTCACCAAACGATGGTGCTAAGTAGTTTGCAGTACGTGAGTACGCCCCAATAAGGTCTTGGTTGTTGCGCTCCCAATCACCAAAATCGTCCGTTGCTTCTAAACCTTGTTGTGTTGATTCGCTTTTTGAGGATATATACAATGCGGCGTTTTCTCCATGCAAACCAATAAATCGCCCAACTGCAGAATCGTAATCATCTTGTTGCATTGAGTGAAACTCTTTAATAAGCTCTTTTACATACACATCTCCTCCGGGCAGATCAACCTTAAACTCCAACCCACCGGAGGTTGGACCAAAGAATTGTGACGCTGCGCGCAAGAATGTAAGCCACCTAGCCTTTTTGGCAGAAACATCCAACAAACGTTGTTTATCTTCTGGTTTGGAAAGATCATATTTGCCTGTGGTGGATTCAGCTCGTATGGTTTCTAGATTTGTATTGGCGTAAATACCCGCAGTCCATGTTTCGTTCTGTGCCAATGCATCTTGTACTTTTGCTATCCATCCAGGCATTAAATCGCCAACGTCTTTTGACTTTCCATATGGAAGCAACATTTGAAGAATTTCATCGTTTTTTGGCGTGCTTTTAATGAAATAACTGGCAGCAAATTGCGCAACTGGCCCAATACCTGGGTACACGTTGATACCTTGCGACAGACGTTTTACGGGGGCTGACAGACCAGCAGAATACTCAGCACCAAACACCTGGGTTAGTGCTCCAGATAGGGGGAACATAAACATCAGTTCGTTTGTTTGTGGATCCCGATAGAACATTCCACGACCATCCATGTCTGGATCAGCCTCTTCAAATGCTGTTTCTACTCGTTGAAACTGACGATACATATGGATTGGGTCATCCATTAATTTTGCTGAATATCTACCGATAACTTCGTTCCATGCGTTTCCAAACGGAACAATAACGCGTAAAATATCCTTTAAGTTGTTGGTGTTTGAAGCATCAAAAAGCAGGTCTTCCATTTGTTTAAGGCCAAGCATCTTTGCGTAGTCATCAACTTCGGCAATTGTGCCAACACCTTTGTGTGCTGGGTTAGCAACGATCGCTTCAAGCTTTTTTACTAATTGTTTGTTGCCAACAAACTTTGAGATGCTTACACCATCTGCGGCTGCTTTTGCACCAAGATCCCTGAGAATGGTTGCTGCTGCTGCATTACTTAAGTCATCTGTGCTATCAAGAATGTTCTTGTAGTAGAAGTGTCTAAAAGTTGGTGACCGCTCAAGATGCCTGCTAGTAAATTCGTTAAGACCATTGAAAAACATCCCGGTAGTTTTGTCCCAAGACTTACTTATTAATTCTCCTGGTTTGATATCGGCAATATCTCCACCACTTCTTTCGCGGGCAACAAGATGCGGTAAACCTTTTTTGGTGGTTTCGTCGTATAGTGGAGCGTTGTGAATCATTGCTTTTGTATATTCGGTTCCGCCCTTTACGCGTGTTAAAGAACCAGCTTCTCTAAATGGGACAACAACACCTTCGTTTCCGGAATTCATTGTGTTGACCACAATTCCTTTGACACCACCAGGGAGTGTTACTTCGATACCAATATCAACCCCACCAGCAACAACTGGAAAACCCCCAGTGTCAAGCATGTCGGAATGTTTTGCGGCAACGCGTCGAATTAAACCGTTGATTTCCGTAACGGGAGTTCTGTCATAAGCAGCAATAAAACTCATTGAATCCATACCGCCAATATGTGTATTTGCGTTACCAACAATTACTTTGCGAGCGTAACTATCAAGGATTTTTTTAACTTCATCTACTCCGCTGGTGGCCCTAACTTCATCTAAATCAACAACCGGCAAGCGAAGATGTTGCGCTGTGTTGTTATCCCACACCTCAATACCACTTTTAAATTTATTATTAATATCAGTAAAAATCTTTTTATCTTCCATGATTTTGCGCACAACCTGTGCTGCTATTGAGTCATCACTGGCGCCACTGGTTGCCATTCTTGCAACAATATGACTTAGCGGGTCTGCGTGAATTTTTTGTAACTGTTGCACCATGCCTTCTGTGTGGTTTATCAATCCAGCACGTGGGTCTGATCTTTGGGCAACGTGCCAACTGTTTGTTTTTCGTGTGTGGTCTGCTACGTCTGCGGATGCCATGCCACGTACTCTGGCGGAACCTGATATGCGCTCAGCAAGTTCTGAGTTAAGTTCTTCAAGGGCTTTGTATGCAGATCCTTTGGTTCCACCCCTACGTCCGCTTGCAGTAATTAAGTTGCCCATAATGTCGGTTTTATTGGTTCGACCAATGACAAGAGAAATATACTGCATTGGATGCAATATTCCAGAACCAAACCTAATGTTGGATGACCCAATGCCGGCCTGTGCCATACGCACTTGGGCATCAAGCATGTTGCGCATCATGTATCCACCGGTCATCAATGTGAGTGGTTTCCAAATAGCATTTTGGACAAGTTCTGTAGCAACAAACGGTGCCCGCATTTCTCCAGTAAGAACTTTCTTTTCGCTCTTAAGTGCTGTTTGGGCTGCTTGTTTGACCAATACATCACCCATAACGGCAGGTGGAACTGTTGCCCCAACGTATGGTTTCATTAAAACATCAATTTCGTCCTGAAGTATTTTGTATTGTTTTCTATCGGTGATTATTTCAAGTTTAGTTTTTTTTCCAACAAATGCTCGTTTTGCAAATAACGTACCGCCGTCACTCTTTAATTTTTCTCCAGCGGCCTCAAGGTGTTTTGATATAAATGGATTGCGTGTTAACCGGCGTAGCTGCCGTGGGTCTGGCAATACGCGAGTTCTATCCATAAAGTCAACATGTTGAATTGCGCTACCAAACGATAAGTTTTCTCCGTATCCTCCACCAGCTCCAGCCATTCTGGACAACCACTCGTTGTGAACTGCTGGTGGTACAGATGCTTTGATAACTGGATTGTTCATTAAATCCCATGCAAAACCGTTGTCCGTGTTAATTCCTTGACGATTTCTGAGGTATGACCTCATAATGTCCATTGTTTCTTGTCCTTTGGTAACTGCCAACTGAGCGGCTTCTGGAGTTACGCCATTAGAGATAATTGATTTGGTTAAAAAATCATTAAATAAATCGTCTGTTTCTTTTGCGGCAACGTGTCCACCAACAGAAGATGTGGCTTCAACAGCTTTTCTTAAAAACGCATTTACGTCTTCCGGTTGTACACCGCCGGCCCTAAGACTCAAAGCCATGGTTTTAATTGCGTGAGCGCGTTCTGTTGGGGTGCCGGTTAATTTAACCATTCTGTCTGGAAACTCAGCAAACAAACGAGATCGAGAAAATGGAGCCGTTGCTTTTTCCCTAATGGACATTTGAAGCCCTTTAACAGTGGTGTCAATAACTGGTGAACCATATTCATATCCGCCGGTCAACGCGGCAACAACTTGATCTTTTGTTGTAGCTTTGCTCAACATGTAAGCAACATCTGGGTCGACCTTTGAATTAAATGTTTCGGTAAAAATCTTTCCGGCGTCTGTCTCTTTAATCATTGAGTCAGTAAATTTGATGGCGCGTGGGTCACGTGTAAAGAAGTCGTTAAACTTAACAAGGTCTACTTCTCCACCGGTAAGCGTTCTTGAAAGACCCATGTCTGCTGCCGCTCTTACGCTGGCCATTCTTGTGTCATCAATTGCTACAGCCAGATCCTCAAATAACCCAGCGCGCGATGCCTTGGACACAATAGGAATAACTTCTTCGGCAACTTTTGCTCCACGCAAGCCGGCTCGAACAACTTTGGCAACGCCTTTTGCTGGGTCTGGAATAGACAATACTTTGATTACGTCAATTATTCCGGAGATGCGGTTGTACATAACCGTGCCTGGGGTTGAAACAACACTGGCCATGCCTCTACCAATTGTAAATGCAGATCCGTTTATTTCTCCTCGACGAGCACGTGCCTCTCTGGCCTGTGCTTCTCGCATTTGTTGGCTAATTATAAATCCTTCACCTTGATCTTCGGGATGAGATAACAATTGCCCAATTGATGTAGAGTCCCAGAATCCACCAACTGGTTCTTCCGTATATTCAATTGGTACACCTAGGCCACCCAAAACCGATGCTGCGGTGTAATCCACCATTTCGGTTACTGTGTCAAGTCCAGCAGTAATATAACGAAGTGGTTTTTTTGTAGTCATTAATCCGGCATGTAAAAGATCGCCTGTTGCAGAAAGTGGTTTTGCTGCCATATCTGGAGTTACTGCTCCACCAATCAGTTTTGCAATATTAAGTGCCCCACCCAAAAATCCAACTACTTTTTTTATTCCCGTACCCACAAATCCAAGTGTGTTGGCAGCGACACTTGCGGCGGTATTACTTGTTTGTTGTGTTCCAGACATGTAACCAAGCTCATCAATAGCTTCGTTACTTGCGTTGCTTTTGGCCAATGCCAGCATTGTGTCTGGTTGTAACCATGGAGCCCTGGCTGAAATGTTTGCCATATTTGCGGCAACACGACCACCGTCTTGAACTGCAGTAGGCGGTCTTTCTATACCACCAAACAATATGGCGTCATACGCCTCCGGTGATAATCCTGTTTGCCATCTCACTGATTTTTCCGATACTTGTCAAGAAGTGATGTTAATTCTTCTGTTGGGTACATTCGAGAAATAGCCGCAATTTCATCTATGGCTGATTGTCCTGCTGACCTTTGCGGTATCCCAGCTTGTAAAGAGTTTATCCCAGCACCAAAATCTGCCCCTGTGGTAATTGGAGAGTTTGGTCGTTCTGTTGGGCGCAGTAGATCCGGCAGTGATCCTGGTGCCGTATATTTAACTTCTGTTGGCGGTTTGCCTGTTGGCATTGCTTGTTTGGCGCGAGTTATGTTTGCTTTGTCGCCGTAGGTAGCAACATCACGCAGGTCTGACCTATTTGGATAGTTTGGCATTATTTTCCTCCTAGTTGAGCAAGGAGACTGTCCAGACCTCCGCCACCAGGTGCTACTGGTTGCTCAGCACCCATCCCTGGTGCGGCAAGGCCAGGCATTGTTTCTGGGGCTCCCATTGGAGCCATGGCTGCTTGTCGATCTTGTGCGCGCTGCTGTGTGCGTGATACGGCCTCATACAGCGGCAAGTCCTTTTCGATAACAAGGCGCGTTAGATAGGCCAAGTCATCTGGTTGGTATGGACCCATTGGGTCTACTGCTTGTTGCTGAATGGATGTGAGCAATGCAGACTCAATACCCTCAGCAATAATTCTGTCGTGTTCCATGTCTGGATCGTCAATCATTGGATCGGACTCACGTGCCGATTCAAGCGACATCAATCCGGCACCAAGACGCTGACCCAACGAAACAACAAGACTGTTTACATCTGAACCAGCAGCAGAATAAGAAACGTAATGGAAGTCTGTTTCCCAGATCTTATTGGGAACATACGACGATGTATAGCCCCCACTGCGGCCAGGGATATAAAAGGACTTTGCTTGCTTGCCCCAGTATGCTTGTTCTATGGCAATAGCAATCTTGTCTTCTTCAAGGAGTGACGACTCAAATGTTGCTTGAGCTTCTTGGATGCGGAAGTCCACTGTCGAAGACAGAACGTTTTCTCCGCGACGACCTGTGCGGATATTGCTTGCGGACTCGCCGCCAAACTCTGCAGGAATCGATCCCTCAAGTCTTTCCTGCCGTTCCAAACGATCCAAGGCAGTGTCCGTTTTGTAGCCAGGATTGATCTGTTGTTGTTGAAGATCTCCACCTTTGACAATTCCTAGTTGACCGGATTTGCCGTCAGCCACCTGAACAATGACCGGGTTTTCGTTTGGTCGAGCAACAAGGTATTCTTCTGGAAAGATACCACGCTCAATAGCAATCTCGGTAAGAGCCTGCAAACGAGCACGTGTGTAATACATGCCAAGTACACCATCAAATTGACCACGTGGTTTGTCCAATGTGATCCTGTTCGGAACAACGGCTAATGGGCGTCCGGTTCTGTTTGGAATGGACTCAAGTAGCAGCGTAGGTACACCCGAGTTCTCTGCACGGTTAAAATCGTTGTCGTGGTCGGCACCAACAATAACTAGTTGAATGTCGGTAGCCGAACAATACTCCAGCATGGTAAATTTGCTGTCTTGACTAACGCGTCCCATACGTAAGTTTCCAATAACATCTTCACCATATCGAGATAGCAAGTACTGGGCTGTTGCGCGATATGTAAAAATGCAATCAGCTGGAAGTGGATCATCCATGTCATCAACTGGTGCAGCGTATGTATTAAGTGGGTTAATTACGGTCCACTTAGGTATAAATGTTCCAAAGTCTGGCTTCAAATAAACAGGTGACGAAGCATAGCCAAGTAGATGTCGTGCCCGGCGGCGCATTTTTTGTGGCATTCTGTTGTGGGCCCACATTGCTTGCATTGCTTGTTTGCGCGTTTTGGCGGTCTTTTTGCTCCATTCGCTTCCGTCTTTAACTGGAGGAAAGTACGGTGCCGGCATGGTTGATGCAACACGCATCGACATCTGATCCAGACCAACGACCAACAGGTTAGCTACCGATGCTGTGGCTGACTTGTCTAGCTCGTTAAGCGGGATAATCACATCGCCGTTAGCCAGTTCTCGAACCTTCTTCATTTGCTCATGCAGTGGCCCTTGAATGCGCTTGCGCTCTTCATAGAGCGCAACAATTTGTTCAGCAGTTAGCATTTAGTCCAATCCTAGATCATATTCATAATTGTCTTTTTCTCCAGAAATACGAGAAGTTTCTCGGAGGTTAATTTCATCCTGAATGTTGCGCATTTGTCCAGTAATTTTTCGTTGTTGTGCTTGTGTTTTAGCGCTATTAAGTTTGCTGGCAAGAGTACCCAACTCTGCTTTTAGTTGTTGAACAGATTCTGAAACATCATCTACATATCCAGATAGTGCGCTTGTACCGCTTTGTGAGCTTTGACGTGCTTGTGCAGCAGCCAAATCATTTGCTGCTCCGGACATTCCTATTTGTCCTGGGTTCATATTGAGTTGTCCCAAGGTATCTTTTCCGGCCTCGAAAGGACGATTAGGCGCGCCTGGTCGTCGCAATCTTGGTATGTCACTTGATGGATTATTGAATCTTTGGTTTACGTTTGCTTCCCAATCAGCGACAGAAACTTCCGGCATTGCACTGCGAGGAGTGCGCGCTACCGGGATGGTAGGTGCTTGTGCGTTTGTATTTCCAAAGAACCTTCTTGATACTTCGGCCACCCAATCTTCTTGCTGCAAAACATTTCTATCTGGCTGTATGGCCGGCATTTTGAGTTCAGCTCTGTGCGCCGCCATACGTGCTCTTTCTGCTGCAGCACCAGCCCGAGCCGCTTCTCCCTCTGGCGTAGAAATATTTGCCACGTGTTGGGCAATTCTTCTTTCTTCAGCGGCTTGTCGTATTGCATGCCACTTTTCTGGATCTGTAGCAAGTAGTTTGCGGTTGGCCATGCCCCATGCATCGTCTTTTGCATCTGCAGCTTCGGTCCAATGTGGCTTCTTTGGCGTGGTAGTTGTAACTGCTTCGTTATTCCATTTGGCTATAGCAGCAGCTTCCTGTTGACGTTTAACAGAAATCTCAGCACGGAGTTTTGTATTGGCTGCAATCTCGGCGTCCATGTCTGCTTTTGTGTAACCGTCTTTGCCAATTTTTGCTCTAAGTTCTACTTCGTTAGGCTTTAGTGGCAACTCTGTCAATGTTGGTTTTGGTGTTCCGTTCGGGTGCACAGTTGTACGGTTTACAGGAACAGCTTTCGCACGCGGTTTTGGTGCTTCTGCAAACCTAAATTGATTTGCAAATGGGTTTTCCTGCATAACAGCTTCATCTGCCCAATCCTGATACGCCTTGCGGTGTGCATCGTACGCTGCTTTTATTTCTGTTTTGTTAAGTCCTTGTGATATCAAATCACTTTGTAGGGGCTTAACTGGTGGTGGTACCCCATCCAAACGAACGCTCCGTTCTGAAGTTCTTCCAGGACCACTAGCAGACCTATTTTGTCTGCGAGCAAGTTCGCTTCTTAGTTTGGCAACATCAGCAGGGGTTTCACCAGAAACCGGAATCTCATATTTTTTAGCAAGAGCCAAAACCTCGTCATCGGATCCGTTGGCTATTGTTTCAGCAGCGTCCGCAGAAGCTTTTTTCTTAGCTGCGTAGGAGCGTTCCCATGCTGTGTCTCGAATTGGTTGGGATGGCCTACTGTCAGCCCAAGCAATTTTCCCTTCATAATCGTTTTGACCAAACGGAACAGCAAAATCATCTGCGTTACCAGCGTCAGTAAACGCAGCGTCAACCTGGGCAGCTGTTGGTTTGTCAGCGTTGAGTCCAAGAGCAACATCTTCTTCGCTTCTTGCTCCTTGTAGTGCTGTTCTTTGTTGAGCAAGACTGTCGTTAATATCAACACGGGATTGACGGAAACTACGCGGCATAGTGCTAGCCACATCAGAGTTTGTTGTCTTTGTAATCAGTGCTCTTTTAGCAACATTTTCCGGCTTGTTTACAATTTCGGAAAACAGTGCAGGATTGTCTACCCTCATTTGTTGTGCTTCTCGTGATGAGAACCAATCTGCGTACGATCTTGCGTCGGCTAAATCATTTGCCTTTTGTAGAGCTTCTCTTTGTCCAGCGCCCATTACGTCGTTAAGTTCTCCGGCAAAGAGTTTTTTATCGGCAACTTGTTGACGGAAACGAACGGATTTAATAATTTTGTCTACTGAATCTTTTCCATACTCAGCAACAATGGCATCATATTGTGCGTTGGCTACACGACTGTCAGCAAGGTCTGATAACTGTGCATTGGAACGATTGAACATATCGTCGCTCAGTTTTTTAAACGTTTCAATGTCCATTGTTTTTGTCGGTGCTTTTGTAGTACCCAAGGAAGTTACTGGCTTGCGAGGCATTGAACCTTCCCCAATTACCGGCTTTTCCGTTACTTCCTTAACTGAATAAACAAATGGTTCTTCCGGTTGTATTTTACCCGAAGCAACATCGCGGTTATACTGCTGCAACTTCTTGCCGCGTAGTTTTGGTGCTGTTGGGAATTCTCCCTGTGTTACTACTTTTCCAGCATTTGCTTTTTCTTGGGCTGCTTTAAGAGCTTGTTCTGTTGTCACAGCGCCCTCAGCTCTTTTGGTTGACGTTGCAGCGGTTCTTGTTTGTTCTGCAGCTTTTTCTGCAGCTTTACGTTCAGTAGCATTGGCAAATTTTGTTCTTGGCGTACGAAGTTTAGGTTTTCCGGTAGCAACGTCTACTCCATCAAAGTGAGGCGTGCCTGGCTTGCCGGATTTGGTTTTACGCAAGGTAAACTGTACCCCAGTACCTTCTTCTATGCCTATCATTGGGTTGCTTGGGTCAACCGTGTACCTGATGCCTTTATGTTCGCGGATGTTTGCTGCTGGGGCTGGAGTTGGATTTAGATTGCCAACCGGTTGTGCACCGGCATCTTCAATAAACATGCCGCGGTCCATTGGCGATCTACGTCCAAAACGATTGCCATCAAATAGATCTGAACGAGAAACCCTTTGTCCGGATATGCCAGACAAATTATTTAAATCTGTTTTTCCCCCTCCGGAACCATTAAAAAACACATCATAAAGAATGTCATCTGTTTCTTTTGGATTGTTGTTTACCCAGTCGGTAAGTCCTTGATCGTATTCAAAATCTTCCGCTGCTGTTTTTGCTCTGTATTCTGCAGCAAAATCGCGAGGAGCTGTAGCACCAGACGATGTCTCAATTATTGGTTTTGGTTGTTCAACTACTGGTTCTTTTTTTGCTCTTGGCTTACGCGTATTTGCTTTTGGCGCTTTGGTTGCTGGCAAAGTATCTTTTGTACGTACTTCGATTGTAGAAGTTTCCGGCACTGCAGCTTGCATTTCTGCTTGCTTAGAAGCATGCAACGATGGGTTTGGGTCAACTGCTTGTGCTACCGGTGGTTTAGTTTCGCTGTTTTTTGCTACTACGGCAGCAGCGTTTTCCATTCTGTCTGCACTAGTAAGTGGCTTTGGTGTTTCAACTGTTTCCGGCATACGCTCAAACTTTGGAGCACGAATTTCGCCAAGAGGAGCATTGCTACTTTTTAGGTCACCTAATGGAGTCCTGTAAAATGTTTCAGCTGATGCGGCATCATCTGCCCAAGGAGCAATTTTAGGCGTGTATCCCCTACGGTTGTTTTGAATTTTTGTAATGGTTGATTGAATTTTTGTAATAACCTTTGGTTGTTTTGTTGCGGCGTCTGCTGCTTGTTGTCGAGCAATGGGATCAACAGCTGATGATGTTCGGGGGACGTTCATATCTCGGGCGAACGGCGAATAATCAATTGCGTTTACAGCGTCGTCTGTGTTTGGACCAAGCACTTTGTTAAATACTTTGCCTAATGTTGGTCCGACACGAGGAGCTATTACCTTGGAAGCACCTGAAATTACTGCACCGCCGACTAGATCTACAGCACCATAGATTCCAGCTCTTTTACCTGCTTCACCAGAACTCTCTGATGTGTCAATTGGGTCAAACATGTTGTATGCAAAGTTTCCAAGACCCGTACCAATAGCACTACCAACTACGGCACCAACTGTTGTTCCAACTCCAGGAACCACAGAACCAATAGCACCACCAGCAGTAGCGGCGGCTCCGGTAATTAAATTTTCTGCAATCAAACCCGAAGTATTGCCAAACTCTTTTCTGTTTTTTTCTTTTTGTTTACTGTAAGCGGTAAGATTTTTGTCTCCCGTGCCGGATGTTTTGTAATCTTTACCAGGAATCCCAATAACGGAATCTGGCACTCCATAACTAAGCGGTGCTTGATTTGGATTCCAAGTTACATTGGTTGTTGCTGCCGGAGCTGGTGTTTTCGTTGGTTGTGCTTTCTTCGTTCCCATGCGCACGTTTGGTCCAGAAATGTTGCCGGTTTTAAGTACGGTCTTTGGGGGTGCGTCGGTTACCGGTATTGTGGTTGGAGTTGTTGTCGGAGAAGAAGGCACTGTAGTGGTTGGTGTAACTTCAAGACCGAGAGCAGTAGTTGTCTTTGGTGCCATATACCCAGCAGCAGGCATCTTTACTCCGGTAGGAGTTGTAAGACTGGTTGGCGAACTAACGGTATCTTTTTTGCTGTCGGCAAGACTGCCACCGTTGTTGGAACCAGAAGTATTAAACCGAGCTATATCCCCAGGGGTGTAGAACCCTTCACGAGAAACTTGTCCACTTTGGAACTTGTCGCGAAGAGCTTGCTTGTCTACCGACTTACCTGCAGCAGAGAGTTCTTCCGTACGAGTTTGAACATAAAATTGCTGACGTGCTTGTTCCGGGGCAAGATTTGGATGTGCTTGAACAAAGGCGACGCGTTCTTGCTTCCTCTGTGCTACCGCAGCAGGATCAGGCTTCTTTTTTGCCATCTACATTCGTCCTAATCTCGTGATATATCTGTAACGACATAGTACCACAAAATTAAATCCAGCTTGGACGCCACAACTTTGGTGGTAGTACTGGTTGAATCATTTGCGGAACATGAAGCTCGGCAAACCAGTGAGCCATCACCAAGTCGGTGCCATGCTTCTTGCCTCTTGTCCAAGATGACATCTCATCAACAAGAGAAAGCGTTTTCCAACTGCCCGACATAGTTGGAAGTCTTACTTGCCCCGTCCTCCAAAGTGGCGGGAGAAGGGCTTCGATGCCTAGACTCTCATCCAGCTTGTTGCGTGACGTGGTGTGTGCGATGACACTGACCGAATGTAGCGCCTGCCACTTTCGTACGAAGTCATGAGCGAGGAGAAACCTTTGCGCAGCATTTACTTCCACAATCCAGTGCGATATCGGATAGCCCATTTCCATCGCGCGATTTTGCCACTCTTCCATAACGCCCGAATATTCTCTGGAACCGGTGTCATAACCAAGTAACTCCTCTGCGGTCAATTTGACGCGCGCTAGATCAACCAGGTACCTAAGATTTGTTTCTGGTTGGTACAACCACCACTGTATACCCCAAAACTCAGTAGGGCTAGGGTCGACAGTGGCGATGCTGATAATTGGTGGAGCCAAGTTGTGCGGGATGTGTCCCGGTTGGCGATCTTTGTCGATGCAGCCCGGGTACAGAACTCCATCTGGTCCCATTCCACCAGTTGCCCACACACGTTCGATCAGATAGTGACCGTCGGCAAGGTCTTCTTGCTGATAAACAACTCGGAACTTCTTTGGACTGTTGTGTTTGACGTACGAAAGATCTTTCCATGACAAACGGAACGGCTCGAGTAGTGGTCCTTCCGGCCAAGCCGGTGCTGTCATCTTCCTTGACGCTGGTCCGGTGTCCAATTCTTCGTAGTACGCTTTGTAAATAAGGTGATGGTACTTGTGCGACTTAATTGGCTCTTCATTTCCAAGTTCTTTAACGTCTTCACCGGTGTATGACTCGTCTTCCTCTGCGTCATACGACACTTTGGACAAACAATGTGCGTAAAGGTCCAACGGACTCAGCCTTTGGCCAATAACTGCAAGCAAACCACCCGGATCTACACGGGCTTCTGCCATTGCATCCCATCTTTCAAGCAGTTTGTCCCTACCTACAGACTCTTTTGAGTTTTCTGTGCTGGCTACGTCGTCAAATAGGCACAGATCTGCACGGTGACCAATGAATTCTGACTCAATACCGTACGCAGACACGGTTGGTTCCTTGTTATCTAGCCCTTCTCCCGCATATTGGTCAACAACAAACTCTTCTGCACGCCACAAAGCGCCTAAATTCTGTGGTTTAAACCTTCCATAGTCAATAGCAAGGCACGCTTCTGCATCAACAGCTAGTCCACGCTTCACCATTTCTGGGTCTGGCTTTAGTGGGACGGTTCTTTCGAGCGTTTCGCGGATACGACGGCTATACATTTTAGCCAACGTTTGTGATACTGAACCGATCATTACACGTATGTGTCGATTCTTTACTATCTGCCACACAGCTACGTCGTGGAACAGGGTACTCTTGCCGGCACCAGGAGGTACGTTGAGTACACAGAACTGTTTCTCCGGGTGATCCAACATCTCTACAATCTTGTATGCAGCATCAACCTGCCATGGAGAGGGCACACGGCCCAAGTACACACGCCGGAAATAGTCGAAGTCTTCTATACCACGCTGTGCGCGAGGGGACAGTCTTCCGTTGGGAACAACAGGGGGCATGTCTTTGTTATTGATGTTGTTCAATGCCAGTGCATTACCGCCACCGGTCTTGGCTGCGCGCAAACCCGCAAGCTCTGCTTGGTCTAATTGTGCAGCTGTAGCTTTTGCTTTAGAGTTCCATGCCAGTGCAGTCTGGTAGGAGATACCAGCCATGCGTGCACATTCCTTGAGACCCATACCGGTTTGAAGTGCTTGCCAAAATATTGCCCTGTCTTCCGGACTGATGGCTCTCTTACCTTGTTTCATGTAGTAATATCTTACCATGAAGGAACTAACAGACAAAGAACTACTCGCCGATGCGTTGGCTGCTGCCGATGCTTGGCGAAAGAAAAAAATTAAAGAAGGGCTTCACGTAGACGCAAACAAGGAATAGTGTGCTACACTCACAAACACACCTGTCGGGAAGACAGCACACTAGCTAGTTCCAAGAGCCAGACCCCATTAAGTAGTTAAGTGAGCAACGGGTGGGGAGGCTAATCGTGACCGGAAACGGAGTTCGATTCCCATGCTCACACACATAGTGAGGGAATAGAAAGAAGAACAGGTGTCGGCTAGAAAGAATAGCTACGGCGGCCTGGGTTGGAGAACCGAAGCGTGGGGGGAGCATTACTCGGTCTTTTGGGTGCTTCTTTTTTTTTATTCTTTTTTGTTTTTCTTTTTTAGCGGCCATCCCCCTGGTGATATATCACCATGACTAAAACAATATATATTGGTGGCCCCATAAAACACCTATGGGTAGGTAATCGATATGTACAAACCGGTGAGGAGGGTTATTATTATACCCCCGGGGTACAAAAAAAGGCACTACCCCAGTCGCTATTGCTAACGACTGGAGTAGCGCAAGTGAATAAGACAGCAACTAGAGATTACCCTGCGCAAGTCAGGCTCTAATTGCTTGCTCGTACCGTATCGCCTAAGCGATTTGGAATACGAGACTGATCGCACCTGTCAAAAGATTGACGCGTTGCTGGTCAATGACTTGAGCGCCAAGTGTTTTCACTTGTGAAGCGCCGAAGCGATTGACAGCGTTCACCGTCATACCAGCGACAGGATTAGCGTCAATGGAGACTTGTAGTCCCCAAATTGCTTTTTCCTTGCCAGCGACAGTAACTACGCCAACTTTTGTAAAGGTTGCGATAGGTAATGGCGTTGCCGTCATTAGTCTACCCTTCCGTTACTTGCCACCTTGTGGTGACACTCTAAGTCTGCCGAACGGGCGAACGACGCTCGCTTAGGCAAACACTTGTTCGGCGAACGCTTGTTCGTACATATGCTATAGCGTAAGCCGAGTGATATTGGTGGGCTATGCCCAATGATTGTGGTGGGCGTAATGATGGTGGTAGGACAACCACAAACTACCACCATCACTAGCCTTACTCTGTATCTCTATGCGCTAACCAAGGGGTTTGTCAACGCATTGGATACAGCAGACTTTAACTCAAACACTAGATCCTGTAGAAAGAACAGTTGGTTGTACTTATCGTCATAGCCTTCAGTTTCACCTGCTGCTATCCAACTCTCTATCTCATTGATTGCTGCCAACGCCTTTGGGATATTCATTGTGATATCCGAGTGTTCATCCACTCACCAAGTGCCAGTGGCAACACTTGATCCAAGCGCAAGCCTGATGCTTTGACCATTCGCTCTGCGATAAGCGATACTTCGTTGATGCCATCGTTATCGGCAGCAGCCTGAGCCCAACCGTCTAACTCTGCGTCAATATCAGCAATGGCGCTTTCCATACGGTAATTGTTATCGCTTTCGATCTTGGCGTGTATCTCACACATACCGTTATCGTATTCGCCTGGCTCTTGGATGTATGTAACCTTAAAGCGCAACTCACGGGCTTTGCCATCGGCTGACCAATCAATACGACTGTCAACTTGGTATGAAGTTGAGCAATACGCAATCGCTGCTGCTAAAGCATCGTCAAGCACTTGTTGTGCGTACCATACTTTGGCATAGTTTGCCTTTGTTGCTTGGATAGCACCAGCCTTTGTGCTTCTCTTTGGGATTGGGTATGTGCCAATGACAGCCCATTCACCCAAGTTCTCAAACAGGTACTGGATTGCCTTGTCTGCCAATGCTTGTACTTTCTTTGGCTTCTTGACATAAGCAGCCCTTGGCTTTGGCGTTGTCTTGGCTGGTGGATCACTAAGCCTAAATCTAGGCGATGCTGGATGGGCTGGTGATACCTGTACTTTCCTTTCACTAACACTTGCTGATGGGGTTTTCATTGCTTGCTCCTTGTTTGGTTATGTTTGGTTATTCTTGGGCAGGTTGCCCACTCTAATCCTGCCGAACGGCTGAACGACGCTCGGCAAGCGTTAGTATTACTAAACCTGGCTATGTATTCCCTATCCCACCACATAGCACCGTGAGTAAATGAGTTGGCGCATCTCCCGCGTATGCTATGTGATGGTGGTGGGCGAATTACTTACTGATTACCCATCCCACGATGGTCAGTACAAGCATTATCTTGATTGACATAGTAGTCATAATCAATCCTGCTCTGCGTCTGGATCTGCGAAATGGTCGTGACCAATGGACTTGATCACATACATCATCTTTTCGTAAATCTCAGGCATTTCCTGCTTGAGTTTAGGTGGCATCTGCTGTGCTTCGGCTAAGCCTGTGATCATCTTCCTTTGCTTGACGGTGAGAGCATCATATGCTTTCCTATACAGCTTCTCATCCTCCATATCATCGCTAAAGGGCAAGTAAAACTCTTGATCTACAGCACCATCAGTGTGACTGATAGTAATGGCTACACCACCAGGTGTTGTCATAGCAGAAAAGAATGACTTCTTCATCTGTACACACATCAGCAATGACATATAATTGCTGGCATTGTGTAAAGACAACAGCAGTTCCTTGTTCTCAAGAAACTCAAGCATATGGTCAGCCGTTTTAGTGCCCATAGCACCTTTCATACGACAAGCCACTGCTTCTCCACCACCTATTCCTGAGTAAGCCTCAAGATTAGGACCTACCTGCTCAATATGGTCATCAGCATCAAATTGCTCGTGAGTAATCTGTTGACCAACACACAATACAGCCTTGACATTGGTGCTTGCCATCATCTCATTTGCTAGTGGTATTGACTGACGCAATAGGTCAAGTTGTAACTTTGCCCATTCGCCAGAGATTTTATTACCCTCAGCATTTGTAATTGCCTTAAGTTCTTTCATTAGTTCATCCATTAGCGCTTTCCTCCTTGTAGTCGTCTCATTAGTTTCTCTGCTTGTGGCACATTCATTACTTGCGTTACACGATACCTAGTCTTGATGTACTCAATGTCTTTGCGCAAGTTCTGGCTTGATGAGTTACCAGAAGCACCAGTAACT